CTAACCGTGGCTAAAAGACGCCGTTCGGGCACCCTCAGAGACGCCAGGTGTCGCAATCAGACGCTCCACGGACTCCATCGTCACGAACGTACAGCTGCAGTCCACATTAGTGCACTGGTGATAGCGCTCTTTGGTATTTTCACTTAGATAGCGACTGGTACGCGCATGCGCTGAATGCTTGCACTTAGGACAATGAAACATGTACCCCTCCGTTTAATTCACATTTTGTGAATTAATAATACTCAAAAACAACGTAATGGCAAATGAATTACTCACTGTCGACAGAAAATTTTTCGTCGGCCACGTTCAGTTCTAGCTTAAGCTGAGTGGTGAACCCACTCCCGCTGAGGGTATGGATCACCTCGTTGATAATCCACGCCTGCTGATCAATAACGCGTTTAAAGCCGTTGACCAGCACCGGCGTTTCGGGAAATAGATCTGCGCGTCCCAGAGCCAGCTGAATGGAAAAATTCACGGTACCACGCTGAAGCGCGCGCCACTTCGCCTCCGCAGCCCTGAGCGCCTGCTCCTCAGAGGCATACACCGTGGTGAGCTCAAATACGTTCTCCGCCGATCCCACCAGCCTCTCTTGCGGTTTCTGCTCCTTGCCTGCTGCTCCCGCTACCGGTGCGGCGGCATCCGGGTGTTGCAGTGCTTCTGTCTGCTGCTCTCCTGACTGACGATTAATACTCAATTGAGGATTTTGTTGTTTGGGGTCACGCGTTTGCAGCCATTTGGCCGTTACGCCGGAATAATTTTCACGGTCAGCTATGGAAAAAAGGTGCTTATCTCCATCCCCACGTTCAATCATCATTAAGGAAAGCGGAATGCCGCTGGCCGTCACGGCCTGGCCCGCTTTCATAAAGATAATTTTCCCGGCTTTGATTGAAACAAATGCTCCATTACGTTCAGCAAGGCGGGAGAGGAACGCCGCGTCTGTCTCCTGAGACTGGTCAATATGAGAGATGGCGATGGATGCAAGCCCCGACGCGACGCTGGCGGTCAACTGGTTACGCTGAGCGATGGTATCGACTATCGCGCCAATCGTCGTGTCATGCCACGACTGTTCGCGCCGCACGTTTAGCTTTCCACGAAAATCTGCGCTGAATCCCCGGATGGTCAGCGTGTCCGGCGCCCCCCTGAATTGAATCGCATCAATCGTAAAGTCCCCTTTCTCCTCGAGCGGGGTTCCCTCCCATCCCAGCCATAAGGACAGCCTTGCCCCCCGGGCAGGTAAGTCCAGCAGCCCGTCGGAATCATCCAGTAGAATATCCAGTTGATCGGCTTCCAGCCCACGTTTGTCGGTCATAGTCAGACTGATAAGGCGATGGCTGAAATTTTGCGTGATATCGCGATCGTCAAGCTTAAGCATAAAATCAGGGGCGATTTTCCCACCCGCCCGGATATTCATTTCGGTGATCATCCCACCAGCCCTCCAATGCTATTTCGTGCGCTTTCCACCAGCTCTTCAGCCTGCGTTCTCAGGTCGCCAAACATTGTCATCAGCGATTCGTCCACACGTTTTAGCGACAGGGTAAACTCAATTTTTCGGGCGGCACCATCGCTGTAAAAATCCGTGTGGGTATGCGTAACTTTCTCAATGACAAACATGCCGTGAATGATGCCGGTACCGTCTATCAACGGCCATGCCCGCCCTTCATTCGCCATCAGCTCGATCGCCTTCAGGGAGAGTCGCCCGCCGGTAATTTCCGGATAGAGCGTTCCTGTGAGCAAATGAGATGTCTCACCTTCGCCAAGATACTGCCAGGCTTTGGGTTTTCCGATGCGATCGTTGGATGCCCAGCGATAGTCCTTTGTGAACTGCATTGACTGATACGGTAAGGTTCGCCGTTCAAAGACAAACAGACCCAGCACCATTAACATTTTTTCTCTCCTCAACCATACATAAAGTTGGATTGCTGCCGTCTCGCTTTATCCTGTTCAATGTTATCTATTGTCTCCCGGATTTGACGCGTCAGATCCGTTCCGGAGGCCGTGCCCCCCTGCAGCGTGATGTTATATTCGCTTTTACTCTGATCGACGTAAGAGCGTCCTCCAGTAGCGATGGTCGGCTGATACCCCAGGCTACCGCCAGAAATCCCCGCGCCCGGAATATAAGCGCTGCCCGCCGGAGAGGATGCTGCTTCAGCTTTTGCCGCAGCGGCGTCGAGATCGCCCGACTCGTTTTTGATAAGACCGAGCTTCTCCAGCAGCCAACTGACCTTGCCGCTCAGGCTGTTAAAGAGATCAAGCGGTGCCATTAACGCATCGCCAAGCGCCTGACCAAAAATCACGCCAGCGTTTTTACAGCCATCCAGCGTTTCCTGCGTCGCCTTGATCGGCGTGATTAAGTCGGTGAACCATTGCCAGATACCGCCCAGCTTCTCCGAGATAGCGTCAAATACCGCCATCACCGGTGAGAACAGCGCCCCCAGCGGTGCGAAAGCCGTCGAAAGCCCTTCCATCACCCCGCCAAAGAAGGCGCTGATGGGCTCCCAGTATTTAAAAATCAGTAAAGCACCCGCAGCAATCGCCGCGCCAAGGGCAATTACCGGCCAGCTAAGGGCACCCAGCACCGTCATGATGGCGCCGCCCACCACGCTGAATACCGTTCCCAACATCCCGGCTGCGGTAACAACCATATTGACGCCCGTCAGAACCGGGCCGATAACCGTGCCTACGCTACCCAGTACGCCAGCAAAGGCCTGCGCGCCGACAACGATGCCGGCGAGGGTCTGCGTCAGCTCAGGGTTGGCATTCACCCAAAGGGAGGCCGTGCCAAGCCAGCCGGTTGCGGTTGTTATCAGGTTGCGCAGAGCGCCATCAGCTTTATCAAATACATCAATCTTCAACCCGTTCCACGCGGCCTGGAATCGGTTGATATCGCCGTCAAGATTATCGGTCTGCGCGGAAGCCGAGAGCGCGGTACTGCCCTTTGCCCCTTGCAACTGCTGGCGTTTTTCATCAAGCGATCCATCACCCGCAGCGGAAGCCAGCGCCCCTGCGGCTTTTATGGCATCCGGAGTCTGAACATGGCGCAACATCGCGCTGAGCGCGTCCCCCGCGGCGGCGCCTTTCATTCCTTTTTCCGCCAGAACGCCAAGCAGCGCGGTGGTCTCTTCAAGCCCCATACCGGCGGCATCCGCAGCTGGCGCAGCGGAGGTGACGGCCGCCACCATCTCAGCGAGGCTGGTATTTGAAGAGGTAGAACCGCGCGTAAGCACATCTGCGATGCGTCCCGCGTCCGTATCGGCCAGGCTATACGCGGCCTGCGTGCTGGCGATCATATCGGCCGCTTTTGCCGCGTCGACATTCCCCGCCAGGCTGAGGTTGACCGTTGGCGCGGTCGCCGCCAGCAGCCCATCGGCGTCATAGCCTGAACGAGTCAGTTCGCTTTGTGCCCGGAGGACCGTATCTGCAGGTACTCCGGTCCTGGCACTGACCTCCCGCGCCTGCTGGCGAATGGCCTCAAGCCGTGCGTCCCCCTTCTCCAGACCAAGACTTGCCTGAATAGCCGACATCTGTTTTTCAAAACTGACGCCGGGAGCCATAAAGCGGGACGTCTGCTCAAAGCCCGCTTTGGCCATGCCCACGCCCGCATTAGCCAGCTGATGCACCCGCGCGGCAACGCGTTTGCCTGACTCATAGCGATTCTGAACGGTACTCAGCCGCTCCTGCTGCTGATTAACGCGGGCCAGCGCATCACGCTGTCGGTTAAGCTGCTGCGTTTTTTCGCTGATGTGAGTTCGTAAACGACGCTCATCAGACGAGAGCGTGCGCGTGTTGACTCCCGCCTGAGCGAGTTCAGTGCGCTGACGCTGTACCGAGTAGCGTAAGCTGTTGTACTCAAGCTTAAGGTCGGCCGCCGATTTTCGGGCTGCCGTCAGCGCATCAGCCTGTGCCTGGGTGGGGTTTTGCGTGTTTTTAAACTGCACCGCCAGCGCCGCTGCCTGCTGTTTCGCTCGCGCAAGCGACAGCTCCGTCACGGTGAGCTGGGCATTTGATTTCCTGAAGCCGTCAATACGCCCCGCCTGCTCATCGAGCGCCCCCAGCGCCGTCTGCGAATCACGGATATCGCTCGCGAGAGTGAGGCTGGCGTTATGGAGAGCGTTAAGCGGTCGGGTTGCCCGGTCAACTGCCTTAAGCAGCTCCTGAAGACTGACATTATTACTCATGGTGGTTTCCGCTTCGCTGTAGCGCTTTTTCGCGCCATAAGAGGAGTTCGGTCATGCTCAGGGAGTACAGCTCTGACGGCGGCCAGTGAAAGATCACCGCGATATCCGCCATCAGATCGTCGACCGACAGTTTTTCGGGAAATTTCAGCGAGCCGAAGCCGGTGACAAAAAACCAATCACCTTACCTGCAAAAGAGAGCAGGTCGCAGGCATCCAGGCGCGCAACCTCATGCTCGGTCAGCGCCGGCGAGGTCATTCGCGGCAGCACCTTAATCAACGCATCGACGTCAGATTGCGCCAGCGAGGCCAGCGATACCCCTCGCAGCGTTCCCGCGTTGGGTTTTGCGACGGTCACCTTTTCAATTTTTTGCTCGCCGCGCAGAACGGGGCTATCAAGCGTGACGATATGTGGGTTTTCACTTTCGTTCATGGCAGTCTCGTTGATATTGTCCATTTCGTTACTCTTCAGAAAGTTAACTCACCGGCCGGCAGTCCCGGCCGGGTAAAGGGTTACAGGCCGATGGCCTTACGGTGTTCCGCCAGACGATCGACGCCGTCGACTTTCAGCACCATGTTGATGATGTCGATTTCGATGATCTCTTTGCCATCAATGGTCAGCTGGTAGTAAGCGCACTCGGTGGACATCTTGGTCGTGCCGCTCTCACCCTGCTTGTTTTCACCGCCATCAAACTCTTTGTGACGGCCGCGCATAACGATCTCGACAGCGGAGATTTCGCCCGTGTCGTCGCGCTGGAAAGAGCCGGTAAAGCGCAGAGGCACGCTGTCCGCACCCGGAGAGGCATACTGCGCCCACAGCGCCACGTCCGGCAGACCGCCAATGGTCCACTCCAGTGCCAGAGCATCATCGTCCAGGCCGAGGTCAATAGAGACCGAGCCAGGCATGCCGCCGCCGCGATACTTCTCCAGCTTGCGGGTAAGCTTCGGCAGGGTGACAGACTCAACAACGCCCATATAGCTCAGGCCATCGTTGAACATATTCAGGTATTTAAGTTTGCGTGGTAACGCCATGCTTCAGCTCCTTAGCTATTAACCGAATCTGACAGGTCTGCCAGATAGGTATCGGTGATGCGCTGGCGCAGGGTCAGGTTTTCCAGCGGCGGGACAGGGGTGTAGTCGTAATCGATATACAGTTTCCCCGCTTTTAGGGTTGATGCGTCGTTCGATTCAGGGTCATACCAGCAGGAGCCGTCGACGATATAGCCGTTGGTTTTCAGCTCGCGGAACTTGGCATTAATACCGGAAACGATGTCACGGATAAGCGTTGGCGTGATGGGTTTATCCATCGCCCACGCATGCGCTTCCGCCATGGTATCGGCCAGCACCTGTGCGGTACGGGTGTAGTTTTCAAAGACAAATAACGGATCGTCTGAGCAGGTACGGTTACCCCAGAATTTGAAGCCGTCGTTGCGGATCAGCGTGGTGACGCCAGCCTGGTTAAGCAGGTTCGCATCGGTGGCCTGTTCCTGCAGATCCCAGGAGACAGAGGCGCTTACGCCAGTGACGCCGTTGACGCCAACGTTTGACAGGGTTTTATGCCAGCCCATGGTCTGGTCGATTTTGGCGCGCAGGCCAAGTGCACGGGCGGTAGCCCAGGCCGTTGTCGTTGCGTTCGTGGTGGTATCCCATGCCAGAAAATCAGGATGGATAACCATCAGCTCGCGCTGGCTGAAGTTTTTGCGGTAGTCGATCGCCTCAGAAATGGTTTTACAACCCCATGCGCTGACATAGCCGAACGCGCGCAAGCTCTGGCACATGGCGGCCAGCGCGGTCGCTACTTCCTGAGAATCCAGCCCCGGCACACCGAGAATGCGTGGCTTAACGCCGGTCACCGTTTTCGCCGTGAGAAGCGCCTTCAGGCCGGTATATTTCCCGTTTTCATCAGTGGTGCCGATGATGTTGGAAACAGTTTGTTTGCGTGCCTCTTCCGGGGTTTCTGCGGTGCCTTCAGCCACGCGAACAACAACGACAACCGGTTTGCACTGGTCAGCGATCGCCTGCAGAGAAGCGGACAGTGTCCCCGCCTTGCCGGCTTTCGCAATCGCGTTTTGCACGTTGGTAATGAGCACAGGCTCGTTTAAAGGAAATGTCTTGTCGTCAGCATCGCTGGCCGTACAGACCATGCCGATGATTGCCGTCGAGACGGTGGAAATAGTGCGGGTGCCATCGTTGATTTCGATAACTTCCACGCCGTGGTGATAGTCGCCCATCCGGTTAACTCCTTCGTTTAGTGGTGAGGCTATTGTCTGTGGAGTGCGTAATTGATGCGACGTATTGGGGTTGGGGAAAGGATTACACAACAAACGAAAAACCCTCCGGATGGAGGGTTTGGGGTCAGGCAGGGCGTTCGGGCCAGTCGATATCCGGGGCAGTACTGATATCCAGCCGGTTTAGCATCACCCGATAGCGCTTCCAGAGTAACAGCTTGGCGACCTCCTCTTCTGTTGCGATGCCGAGGTCGGAGGCATCCTGGAGTGGAGCGAGAGTATCTGAAGCTTCGGCAAGCAATTCACTTTTTGTGGTTTCCGCCAGTTGTTTTTCTTCCTCCTTTGTCAACTGGCGTGGAATAATTTTAGTGCCATTCCAGGCCCACTCACCGTGTATATTCAGACCTTCAGGTACTTCTGCTTGATCGACTTCTGAAACTGACATCCCCAAAGGAAAGAGACGGTCTACCTGATTACTGAAAGAACGAATAATATTATTCTTGTCGTAGCAAATTTTCAGGGTATCTGCCTGAAAGCGGGACATATGGTAATACCAGTCCAGCCCTTCTTCTGATTGAATGAATATAGCGCTAAACAAAAAATCTTTATATTCTGGTTCATATTGAACGAAATTCTTAAGTGTAATCATGCTGTATGACCTACCGTAATCCATCCAATATTGGACATGTATTTTTGAATCGGACGATAAAAAATAGTATCCCCTCCGGGGTTATCGCCTTCAAAGTTATAGCCTGTCATGGCACAACCTGGAGGCACACGCTGCCAGGCATTTCTTACAATCGTAAATGATCCCTCAGCCCCCATCGCGACATCCCGGACAAAGTATTGCAACGTCCAGTCTTGCCTTGCATAAGGGCTTAGATCTTGTTGAGGTGGTGGGTTGTTTGATGAATAAACTCGAACCGCTCCGCCTGATTCAAATAGGCCCTGCCCTGAATAAATATTTCCACTACTCGCAATCGCTCCATCTGGAGCAACTGTTGCCAGAAGACGATTGTTGAGCCATATAGCAAAACCAGTAGCATCTGTGCCTCCACCTCTCGTCAGGCCGATAGCCATCGAATTATCGTACCATTCGAATATAGCGCCAGAAACAATACCACCGGGTCCTCCTGGCTGTGCGCTAATAAGCGCTGAAGAGTTTCTTTCAGTAGGCACCGTTCCTACCCTGCCAAATCTGAAGGTACCGTTGTAATCTCCGCCAAAAGCTGATACCGCATTAACATCGACAGCATTGGGTTTATTACCGGTATGATAAATCTCCTGCCAACCTCCCCATACACTATTATCACCATTAAAAGCACGGAATTTAAGGCGTTTACCACCATCACTATAAGATGCAGCATATTGCACACGATAGCCGCCAAGCCCGCCAACATCGAGAATCGTCGCCTCATAACCCGGCGAATTAGTTGCATTTGAATAACAGAAACTTACCGAGTTGAGCGGCAGGGAATTGGCATTTGAAAGCCCCGTCCCAGCTCTTGCAGATACGGTTCTGATAGCCACTGCACCGCCATTAACTAGCACCCGACCAGGAGTAATATCGTCAGGTGCCTCCTGTACGTTTTTGGTCGCGGCGGTACCCAGGTTATTCCTGAGTTTAATGACGTCATCGCCAACTGTTTTCACCGCCCTGGGTGTCGCCGCGAGAGACTCAGATGAGCTATCAGTCACGCTACTGAGCTGGACAATACCCTTTTGTCCTGTAGTCGCATCCTGAGCCGTATACTTCCCGCTGGCGAGGTCGTAAGCAACCTTAACCGCTTTCGGCGTTGCAGCCAGTGCTTCAGAAGAACTGTCAGTTGCGCTACTAAGCTGAGTAAACCCTTTAGCCGTTAGCGTGGCATCGGGATGGCGACGAGACTGCTCATGCTCCTCAAGCTTCTCATCAACGTACTCCTGGGTCGCCATCACCGTAGACGTATCTATCGAGAGTTCGACCGAGGCGATATCACTGACCATGATCACCATTCTCACAGTCTGCGCACGGCCAGATCCCTCCTCCAGCAATGGTTTGTAACTTTCCGCCATGTTCCCGACGGCAATCAACGTGCCGGTGTCATCGTAAAGACCCATCTCACGCATCCAGAAACCTCCCGCTTCGGGAGGAATAAGCAGCTCCGCGATCACATAGTTAAGCTTTTTATTGTCCTGGCTGATTTTATTCAGCGCATGGCGCCAGACTTCATTAACCAGCTTCGTCTGTCCGGCATCAGGCACCGGCAATGAGCCTCCACCGTCACCCACCGCCATCACCGTAAAATTAACTTTCCTCCCGTTCGGGACGGTCGCTGCAGCCAGTTTTTCGGCACCGGCTTTGGTGATAACCGTTTTATATTTCACTGTCATTGTGCTCTCACTTATCCGGGATAAACCGTAATGATGTCGCCGTCATAGCTCAGGGCGCCGGTATAGAGATAACCCGGGATGTCCTGGATGATATTCAGGCCAATAAGGTGGCGGCTTGCAGGCTTTGCATCAGCAATAAGCCTCTCCATTTCGTAATACATTTCCTCGGTGATGCCGGTGTCTAACACACCGATATCAAGGCGGAAGGTGCCGGGCGGATCGTTGGTTTGCCACCACTCGGTAACGTTGATCAGATAGCCAAGCGGCTCCACCACACGACGCACGGCCCCAATCGTTCCCTTGTGGGCATGAATAAACCACGCGGCGCGGATCACCTCCCGCTTGGTGGCCTCCGGCCAGTTCTCATCCCAACGGTCAACCGAAAACGCCCACGCCAGCCAGGGCAGCAGATTCGCCGGGCAGGCGTCCGCATTCCAGAGATGGCGCAGCGGAACAGGCGTATTTTCGATGTCCGCACAGGCCCGCGCCGCGGCGACCTCAAGCGCCGATGAGCCAACCGGTAAAAGGCGGGTATTACTCATCGTTTCCCCCCACGGTTACGCTGTAGTGGCTGCACCATGAGGCCTGGGTTTCATCAAGCACGATATCTGCCGCGGGTACGGTCAGTTCAACCCGCTGCACCCCTTCCACGTGAAGCGCGGCGTAAATGGCAGACTTGCGGATATCGCGTCCAAGCCGATGCTGGGCCGTGATATAGGCCTGTAGCCGCGCTTTTGCCGCGCTAAGCACAGGTTCACTTTCAGGACCGGGGAAAAGAAATAGCGAGGCGGCAATGCTGTAGTCGACAATCCTGGCCGACTGGACGGTCACGCGGTCAGCGACGGGCCTGACATCCTCATCATTCAGCGCATTGCGAACAACGGCGAGCAGTTCCTCAGATGCCACGCCGTTATTCTCCCGGGAGAGCACGGATACCGTGACGTTCGCCGGCTGTGGACTGATAACAGAAATGTCAGCCACCCGGCCATCTGCGCTGCGGCCATGGAACTGATATGCCCCTGTTGAACCAGCCACGCTAAGCCCTTCCGGCGCCTGCTGAATGCGCAGACGAAAATCGGTATCGGACTCCATTACCGCTGGAGTGGGTGGGAACGTGCTGTCATCGGCAGGGGTAATCACCAGACGCTGCAGATTTGCGTTTCCCCCAATCTGATCCAGATCGCTGCCCGCCGCGTAGGCCAACATAACAGCACGCGCAGCCTCATTAACCCGCTGGCGCCAGATAACTTCCCGATAGGCGTTCTCCTGCAGCAGCTTCACAATCGGCTCGGATTCCAGCGTCAGCGTCCGTGCAATCGCTTCTCGCTCTTCTTCCGGATAGAGCGAGACAAAGGTGGCCTTTCGTTCTGCCAACAGCGTTTCATAATCCACCTCCTCCACGACATCAGGCGCGGCGAGCTGGCTCAGATCAACAATAGCCATAGCGTTTAACTCAGTGAAATAGTGATAGAAAATGATTGTCCGGAGGTCGGCTGCGTGCCGGTGATATCGACATACAACGTCCCGTCGTTCTCCGAACGTTCGAAAGTGATGGCCGTCAGGCTTATCCGCGGCTCCCATTTCTGGATGGCGGAATAGCATGCGGCCATGATTTGCAGACGCAGCGCCGGACTCTGCGGCCTGTCGATCATCGCCGCCAGCAGCGAGCCGTATTCCCGGCGCATGACCCGCGAGCCGATCGGCGTAACCAGAATGTCGCGCACGCTTTGCCGGATGTGTTCAGCCTCTGAAAGGCTAAGCCCGGTCTGCCTGTTCATTCCCCTGTAACGCACCGTCATTGTGTCCCCTTAGTCCAGCTTCCGCCGCTTTGCACACTGCCGTGCGCGTGGTTGTCCACCTGCACCCCATTGGAGGTAAATTTGCCGCCGGAATGCTCGATATTTCCGGCCATCACACCGCCCTTCTGCACTTCAAGAGAGGCAGTAATTAATTTGTTGGTACACACCACTTCAGGCGTATCCAGCGTGATGCGGGACGTTGACGTCACACGCGCCTCCGGAACGGTGGCGGTCAGCGATTCAGAGGCGGTAATGTCGGCCGTTTTAATGCCTGAGACCGTCAGCGCCCCACGCCCGGGCTCGTACTCAATTACCGCGCCGTCCGGAAACGAGACGTGGAACGCATCAGGTGACCCGGACGGCGCCGGATGGTCGTCCGAGAAAATGCCGGGCAGCACGAAGGCAGTATCAAGCTCACCGCCGATGGCCAGCAGCAGCACCTGCTCTCCCTCGGAAGGGGCCCACCACACGCGCGAACGTCCGGCGCGGCAGGTTAGCCAGTTCAGCCAGGTGGTTTTCATCCCGCCGGTCTGGACACGACAAAGCCCTCTGTTGAGGTCAACGTCGGTCACAACACCGATACGAATCAGATTGCGGATCGCGCGAGCGATACCGTTCATGGAAGTTAATGTATTCATGAGAAGAGAATGCCGTTCAGGACGAACGGCTGCAACGAGACGGGGTTTTCTGCGGGATGATACAACAAGCGGTCCAGACAGCAGGCGGCTGGCGGCCTTCAGCGTGGGGAAGTTAGTCCTCCCACCGGCTGACCAGCTCGCCGTTAATGTACAACTCTTTCGGACGCGTGACGGGCTCCGGCAGCGGCGGTTCGGGGGAATAGGTCGCGTGCAGTGCGCCCTGTTCCTGAGAAACGAGAATGCGCTCAGTTACCTGCATGCTGATGCTGATATCCATCGAACCGTCATCGTTTAAGACGATCGCGAAGGTGTATCCGTTTTTGCGTCCGTCATCGAGGGTAAAAATGTCCGGCTGGTTTTCCCGCAGCCAGGCCAGCACCGGGACGAAAAAACCCTCGCTGTCGCCAGCTAAACCGCTGACCTTCGCGTTCAGCGTATATCGCTTTTCAAAGGAGAGCGAGGAGGCAAGGCGGGCGTCTATATTGCCGCTGCCGACCGACATTTGCAGGCGCTCGGGGTTGGCATTCAGTTGGGGGATCGCGTCAATTAATGCCTGACGCAGGCTCTTGAGTTTGTGCATCGAGTTTATCCTGACAGTCTTTAATGGTTTCCACCTGCAGCGCGCAGGCGATAAGGGCATACTCAAGCCTGCGAATATCGGCGCTGAGATCGCCGTTAGTGGCGGGCTCGCTTCCCGGCATCGGACAGCGGCTCACCTTCGGGCAGGCGTTGTAAACAATGGGCTGCAGAGGCGCAGGCGGTGCGGGTGTGCAGCCTGCGGACAGCATCAGGCAGCTGAGCGGTATACCAGCGGCGTAACGCTTCATTTTCATTGAGTAATCTCCCGATAGTCGCTTCCCGTCTTGCCCTCTCCTCACCCGCACTGACAAGCTCCTCACGAAGCCTGACCTGAGCGTTTTCATTTGCTCTGGCAATCTCTTGCGACAGGGACAACTGCTGGTTAAGCGTGGCAAGGGCAGTTTTTTGCTCGCTGGCGACCCGGTTAGCTGTGGCTAAGGAACGGGACAGGTTCAGGTTGTCATGACGAAGCCACAGCGTGATAGCCAGCAGCCCGGCCAGTATCAGCACGAGGGCCCTCACTGCAGCCCCTTCATGCACCAGGCTTTCTCACGAACACGACGGTTTTCCAGACCGGCATTTTTCACGCCGTTGACGTACACCCAGCGGGTAAGCTCGCCGCATGCCTGCGACCACTGTTTACGCTTAATAAACGACACCAGGGTCGAACGGCAGGCAGCGCCCGTGCCGACATTAAAGGTAAAACTCACCAGCGCATCATAGACTCGAGGCGGCATCTCCACCGGCGCACACACCGCCAGCCGCCGCTCAACATTGAGCACATCAGCGACCAGGTTTACCGCAGCCTCACGCTCGGTAATGTCCCGTGTCGGCACAACGTTTGCCGTGTGGCCAATGCCTGACGTCCATACGCCCGCACTACACCGGTAGGGCGAGAGGCGACATCCTTCGAGATCGGCAATCAAAGCCAACCCCTCCGGGGACGTTTTCAGTAGCCGAAAATCAGGCATCAGTACCGCCAGGGCCAGCACGCCGGCGACGCTGCAACGCTTAATGATTGAGTTCACGAATGCTCTTCTTATCAAGGCCCAGAGACTGGAGATAGCGCCAGGTTTTGCGCTTAAACCAGTAATTCGTTAGCGCGGTAAAAATGGCGCAAAGACTCCCCACGTACAGCGCGACTTTTTCAGGAGACATCGCCCCGAACCAGGCCAGCACCACGGCCAGCCAGTAGGCGACAAACGTGGTGATTTTCTCCAGGCTCAGTCCCATAGGTTTACGGATTCTTTTGTGGGGGCGCTATTCACCTCCGGCATCTCTACCGGCGTGCCGTGAGGCAAGATAACGCCTAACTCCGCGAGGCCAGAATTGGCCTTCAGAACGGCTTCAACGACGCCAGCCGTGCGCCCATAAAAGCGAGAGCAAACAGCATCAAGCGTGTCCCCCTGCATTGCATAGATTTTCATCAGACGCTCCCAACATCCGGTTTTCCAGGTACTGTAGAGTTTCCCGGGCCGGCGGCCTTTTCGCTATCGCTGAGGGATGGGTAATCGCGGACACAACAAACCGTCCGCAAGCAGCGAAGCGTGGTTCAACGGAAGCGCAAAATCTGAATGAGGGATGTGGGTTAGGGTAATGAGCCGTGGCTAGCGCCAGCTCTCATCTTCCCAGACTTCCCGAAGAATAGTATCCAGCGCCTCGCGATCGGCCTCTCTTTCAAGCCCCTGGAGTTCGACCCCCGTCACCGATCCTATTTTTACGTTCACCCGGGATGACGGAAACAGGGTCCGAATTCTGCGGGTCAGTTCGCACTGGAAGGCCTCGACGACGGCATGGTCAATCTGCTGATCTTTATCGAGGGTAATGTTCACCCGAACGTTACCCTCTTTTTTAATGCGTTCCGGAACAGGCGATGCTGAGAAAACAACGGTAAACGCGTTGTTCTTGATTAAATTTCCCCGCGCAATCTCAGCAATCAAATTCAGGGCAATCTCACGATCTCTTTCCTGACACGATCCTTCTGTCGTCAGTCGCGCAATCATCTCGACTCGTTCAATCATGACCTGCTCGTTCAACTCTCTGTCCACACAACCTCCACCACGAGATACTGTATAAACATACAGTAGCACGTATTCATAAAAAGAGTGAAGCGAAAAATCAGAACCCTTCACGGTATGTACATGATATGGATGGAGATTAGCGAGTTCTCTGAGCGAAGAGATCCGTTAAATACCCAATACGTTCAAGGATTTTCCGCACCTTTTGCTGGTAAGAGCATGGTGCCGGAAATAGTGATCCGTCAGCTGCACCTCTGCACCATTTGTCGTTAAAGCGGCTAACGCCACCCGCCATAAGATGCAGAGCCTCTCCGCGGCTGATGACTATTCCGGTGGCAAGCCGAACCTCATCAATCACCTTCTCCGGGACTCCGTTCTGCGGGTCGCTCGCGAAGACAATAGGCGACGATGCACCAGGGCGGATGAATTTGATGCGTTCGGTTAACGCCCGTCTCGCACGTCGGCTGAGGGGTTGAGAAAGATCGGTCTGCGTACAGTTATTGACAGAACTCCGAGAGGAACCAGGCACGTCCTTAAGATCCGCGACCCGCTTCGGCACAATTTTCCACTGTGTGAGTCGGGTTAAAATTGGGCTGCCCGCGCCAACCGCGGAATCGTACACGCCGCGGATGCGAAGCGTTTCCTCCCCGTACTGGTTAAACCCGGCCCTCGGCTCATATAGCGTGCGCACCTGTAAATCATCTCGACGCACAAACGGCCCCCCCTGCGCAGTGACGTAACCCGCCCAGTCTCCGGCGTCGGCAGCCTCATGGACGGAAGTAAACTCCACGCTCAGACCGCGTGCGGCCTCGGGATCCGTCAGACGTCGCAGCTCGCGGTAGACCGTTACCGGCGCGCCACCGATGAACTGAAACTGGCGAATATGCCAACGCCCTGCCCAGGCCGACACGGCAGACGCCGTCTCTTTCAGCAGCCCGCCGCTTTCGTTATCGGTCTCGCCATCGAGCGCATAGCCGTCGATATTCTTTGAGATGTATTTGGCAATATAGCCGGTAGCACTGCCTTTCTGCGGATCGATCGCGTCCGCATGAAAGCGAGCCTGTCTGGCGCTTTCGCTCTGCAGCTCATCGGCATCCTCCTGCCGCGCGTAATCCCCGATAATCCGGCGAACGCATTCGACATCTTTAGGCAGCATGAACATCAGCATGTGCCAGTGGGGAGTACCGTCGTGATGAGGTTCCGCAACGCGGATACCGAAAATACGGCTCCCCTCCCGGTGCAGCTTTGCGCGGATACGCGCCCAGAGACGGGTCAGGTAGCCTTGCGTATCCGCCGGACTGGCTCCGTTCCACTTCGCATTGGGGTAGCCCGATTTCAGCGTCGCGTGATACTGCGCGGGCGCGGTTAAGGTATAGAACTCGCCAACGTAGCCCTGCGCCTCGCAGATATTTTCAAACCCGCGAATGCGGGTCATCAGTTCACAGCGACGAATCGCCGGGTTGGCTACCGAGCTATCGTATTTTTCAATCAGGCTAATGCGGTTGCCCTCTTCATCTTCCAGTTCCATGCCCTTAAGGAATTCGCGGGTGCGGCGCTTCTGCTCGCGCCACTCGGTCACACAGCGCTTGCTCGCATACGCCGTTCTCTTTTTGCTGACGTTACCGAGAGCAATCTGCAAATGCTCGCGCCAGGCAGCCGCGATCCGACGCAGACGCCCGCGCCACCACGCCTCGGAAAACATGCGGATCACCGCCGCAGCAACATCATCTTTGTCGAAAAACGTCTTCGACACCCGCTCCCAGTGCGGAGGCGATACGTTGAACTGCCGGGCGATCAGTCCGGCTCGCTGATACCAGACGTACAGCGTCTGGTATTCACTCATCTCAGCATCCTTAATATTCGCCAGCTCGCCGCGAATAAAGCTGGAGATGTCTGCGGCCAGCAGGTCGATATCCGCGCGGGACATATCCGGAAGGCGGTTATAGCGGGCAACCAGTTCGACCATCCGGGAGGCGAGGTATTGCAAAAACTGAGTGTCGAAGTGACCGTCAAATACGGCCCTGGAGACCTCGTCGTTCAGGCCTGTACAGGCATAGCGTTCAGAGACCCGCCGCAGGCGGGGTAACATCCTTTTGCAGAAACGGATCAAAAAGGTATTGGCTTGCGGGCTCCCCCGATGCTGTTCGAGGGCGTCAACCGTGCGCCAGACCTCGAAGCGCACGCAGTCAGGTTGCTGTGAGAGACCAATTCTTGCCTGCTGCAGCGCCGCGAAAAGGCGATCGCGGCGCTGCTGTTGGACATGGGTGAGATAAGGGCTGGCAATGGCCGACCGTGGGGCGTTCCACGGATAAGCAAATGACGTAGCCAACTTATCCTCCCCGGACGTGTTTATTTTTCATCTCCGCGATCTCCTGGCAGGTTACGCACAAGGCCACACCGGGCACCGCCATTCGGCGCGCCTCCGGTATTGGAGCCGCACAGTCCTCGCAGAGGAAACGCGAAGGCGATGCGGGGCGTCTGCGGGCGTGGGTAATGTACCGCTCTCTGTCTTCCTGCTCGCGCGCCTGCGCAAGATCGATAAAATCGGCCATTAGTGCAGCTCCTGTGATTCACGCTCGTAGCGGGCCGCTTCGTGGTACAGCAGTTCGGCAACATCTTCTCCGCTCATGCCGGTTTTGTAGATATGGCTCGCCAGCGCCTCCAGGCGCAGGGAGACCGCAAGGGCTCGCGCGCATCGTTCCTCTGTTTTTGCTTCCGCCAGCAGACGTTTCAGTTCTTCACTTCCGGTCGGATAAGGGCGGTTTTCACTGTTTCGCATCATGCGTTCTCCTTAATTTCAGGCAATAGAGTGCCCGGCGGGTTTACGCCATTAGTTTTTTGGTTGGGTTACATCGGCATGGTCAGCCGTTCAGGAAATAAACTCACAACAGCACGAAAATGGTTCATGGCGGTAATCAGCGCCCTTTTCTCTTCGATCGTCAGCTCACTGATATCGCACTCATGACGGGCGACGGGCAATCTCGCCAGGAAAAAGATGGCGGCCAGCGCCCTGCAGTTCTCATCAAAACAGGGATCGCGCTTATCGCGCAGCTCCGCTATAAACCGCGCCAGCTCTTTTCCGCTATCGCTCCCGTATCGGGCGCGCAGTTCAGCAACGTGGTTAAGCCCGCTAAGACGAGCCCCCACGCTAAGTGGAACCCTTGCACGGGCAGCTTCTATCGCCATATCTCCCCTCGCGTAAATTCACGCACGCTAATGCACTGATAACGGGCACAGCACGGTTTTTTCCGCCGTTTGAGGATTGCGATTTCAGAAGCCATGCTGCATGATTCCCATTTTGATACTGTCTGCAATCATTAGCCTCTGTTTGCCAACGTCTGCCGCTGATTGCTCGAATTTGCAATGATATTAATACCCAAATGAGTATTAGTAAACACCCAAAGGAATATATTTTGATCTTAGATTCTCAAGTGAATAATGAAGAGTTACTCGATAGAATCTGTCAGGTATATGGTTTCACGCAGAAAATCCAGCTGGCCCGGCACTTTAATATCGCCGCCAGCTCGCTTCAGAACCGCTACGCGCGCGGTACCATCTCTTACGACTTTGCGGTTCAATGCGCACTGGACACCGGTGCCAACCTTCGCTGGCTAATGACCGGACAAGGTGCGCAGTTTGAAGGAAACCCCACACCAGGGGATCCCGTTTCGGTTTCCTCGTTCACCCTTAGTGACGGAAGACTGGAAGAAAATACTATTTTGAGTATCGACTCTGCTGTTTTTAGCAAACCGCTTGTGCGCGGCATCGCCGTCCGGGCGGACGGAAAGCTGCACTTTATCGAAAAAGAGGCGTCGTTAACCGACGGTCTGTGGCTGGTTGAGATTGAAGGTAGCACCAGCATCCGCGACTTAACGCTGCTGCCGGGTAAAAAGCTCCACGTGGCGGGTGGTAAGGTTCCGTTTGAATGCGGTATCGATGAGATAAAAACGGTGGGTCGCGTGGTGGGGATCTACAGCGAAGTTAGCTAA